CCTTGGTAATCCAAACCACCCGCGACATCACCCCACGACAGCACAGAGCCGTTGGTTGTCAGGAACTTACCCGCATTGCCTGTTTGACTTGGAATCAGGTTGTTGATCTGGGTCTGAAGGCTTGCCAGAGTGTCCAAGACCTGCTGGCTAGTACCGCCACCATTGGTGATGACTTTGATCTTCTCAGCCAAGTCAGGGGCAACCACTTCGCCCACGTTTAGATCTTGTCCGTTGGACAGGTTGATGATCAGACTGCCATCAAAATCAATAAAAGCGTTGGTGACCGATACGCCATCCACCCCGTCAATACCATGACGACCTGGCAGACCATCGTTACCCCTTGCGCCTGTGGCGCCATCACGTCCGGGGCGGCCATCCCTACCATCTTTACCATTTATGCCGTTCTGACCGTCTTTTCCATCTTTGATGGAGGCGACTCGCTTTTCAATTGCTTTGCCCGTCTCATCGTATCGGGCCTTGATGTCCGACTCCATCTTCTTGAGGGCTTGGACAACAAGTTGAACGTTCTCGCCAACACGCTGTTTCTGCACAGTCCGTGCTTGCAGCATTGTGCTTTTGATGGAGTCAAGAACAGCAGTCTGCTGCTCTTCCGTCATCCCTTTGAGGATTAGCTGTTTGGCAAGGCTTTCAACGTCCATTGCTCAACTCCTGAGTCAACTGGGTAAGGAAGTCATCCTCCATGCCCGAGACTTTGTTTTGCTTGTCCGACATCTGCAACTCCACAATCTTGGACTTGTTCTTGATGTCGGCCTCTTTCAGCATCAACTCGGCAATTCTGACCCGCTTGTCAAACTCATCAGACTCACCTCCAGACGGCAGGTTCTTGGTTGCCGAGGCCAAGACCTTGGCTTGCACCTCTTGGGGCATCAACTGCGTCTCAACCGACAGCTTCTGTGCCTCTGCACGGTTCTGCTCTGCCTGAGTCGTCTGCACCGCAATCTGGGCTTGTGCTGCTTGCAAAGCCAACTGCTGTTGCGCTTGTTGCAGTTGCTGTGCCTCAGGATTGGGTGCGCTCATCTGATCCAAAGCCGCCATCAACTCAAATCGGTTGGTCAGGCTGGAGTTGTTCAGGATGCCCTTCAGGATCAACGGCAGCACTGGGGTGTTTGGCCCCAAGGTCTGCAACAGACCAATGAACTGCTGTTGCTCATACTCACGAGCAATAATGCCCAAGGTTGCCGTAGGCACAAAACGCATATCCACTGAAGGGTAACGCTCTGGGTCAAACTGCATGAACCGGAACGCCGCCTTCTGGATGAACGGAATCAGGAAGTCCTCTTGGAAGTTCACCAGTGTGCGCTTGTATTTTTTGATGATGGTCGCCACCGCCATGCTCATGCCAGCACCGTCTCGGCTACCTTGGCTGACCATGCCCTGCGAGTCCATCGTGCCCGTTGCCTGAAGCAACATCCGCTCAAACTCTTTGGCTGTGGACAAGTTGTTAAGACTTGTCTCGCCAAACTTGAAGGGATAAAGAATCTCAGCAGGGTTACCGTTGACCAAGAAAGCCTTACCAGGCTTAACCTCAAACTTAGCACCCCGAGGCAATCGGGTGGCATCCAGACCCATCATTGGGCTGGTGGTCAGTGCCAGAGAGTCCAAGTGGCTACGCACCTGTGCGTCAATGGCCTTTTGCATATTGTAGGATTTCTCCACCGTACCCCGACCCAACAAACGGTTGGGCACAGTGTCATCTTGGTAAGAGATGATCGGACGGTCTTTCATCATGTAAGGGTTGGCCTCTGCCTTGAGAAGAACCCCATCGTTGGCAATGACCACAATGGCCTCAACCATGTTGGAGTAATCATCAGCCAAAGAGTCTTCTGGGAACAGGTCAACAACATCAGCGTCTTCCCCCTCCAGCATCTCTCTAGGTACTAACCCGTAGTAGGTCAATAACAAGACTTTTTCGTCTTGGTACTGCGTTACCTCTTGGGTTGGCTCCAAATCGGAGTCTGTTGAGGATGTGCCAATGTCCACCTTGCGGTAAATACCGCTTTCCATGCCCTGAACGACCTTTTGGATGCCCACATATTTCTCAATTGCCACACCCATACAGTCGTCAATAGACGTTCCGTTGGGGTCAAACAAGAAATTCTTGGGGTTGACAGGGACAATCTTCACCGCAATGCGGTTTTTCTCAACCACACCGATGGCGGCTTGGCCTGTTTGACCAGGAATGGCCTGTGTAGCTGGCTCAAAAATCTTTTCGGTCTTGACAATGATCTCGCCGATGCCAGTGCCGTAGATTTCAGCCATCAATTCGATCTGGTCAATGGATTTCCTGATCTTGTCAACCTTGAAATCCTCCATCATCTGCGCTTTGAGGAGTTCAACGTCCAGCGGATTGCCGTTTACGTCTCGCAGGTCGTCTTTGATGTCAAAAAACTCGCCCTGACCAAAAATGGCCTCCATGATTTCAGCGTGTCGAGTCTCAACAGCCTGTTGGGTGGCTGGAGTCACGATGCGTGAACGCTCAGATTCTCGGGTTTTGTCTTCAACTGACCATTCACCACGGAAAATGCGCTCGTATTCGAGATACGCAGTCATGAAGTTGGTGTTGCGGTAGTCGCGCCAGCGGTCACAGTGGTTGACAACAAATGCAGTCAGGTCTTTATCTGACTGCGTTGGCTCTTCGTACTCATTTTTTTCCATGACTAGATTCCCGCAATAATGTCCATCGGCTCCCAATCTTCTGAATCATCGTCCTCAAAGTATGAGGTCACAGCAAGTTGGTCAATATAGGAAAGCGCGTCAGGGAGGTCATCGTGTACCCCTTGGGCGGGGAACATTATCAATTGGTCTACGAACGCAGTCCAATCCTCTTCTCTGTTGAGGATGATTCTGCCATGCTCGAAACGGCCCTGCAACGACCAAATGATTCTATCAGCCTTCTTCCGGTTGCCGTGGGTTAAATCAACGATGTGAGCATAGACATTGTTCTTTCGCATCAAGTCCGATAGGTACGGCAAAACAGCATTCTTCAACGCCCCCCTCTCAATCCCCACCGACAGCGGACGGTAATCCCGCATCTTCATCAGAATCTTTGCCGAACACTCCCTAATATCCCACCGCCCATGTTCAATCTCTTTGACAAACCACTTCCCGTCCTCCGTCACCTTGACCACAGCAATAGCCGATTCGTCCAGACGCTTCTTGGAATTGGCGGCCTGTTTAGCAACCTCTTCAAACCCCGCCAAGTCAACAGCCAGGTAATAAGAACCGTACTGAGGTTCCTCCCCATACTTGATCCATTCCTCTTTGAAGATGTCAGACCCCGCATTGGAGAACGAGGCCATATATTCTTGTTTGAAAGAGAAGCTAGAGAGAGTCTTCTTGGCTGACTCAATCTCAGATGGGTCAATCAAGGGGTTGTCCGCAGTGGTGAAGTGCCAACTCTTCCAGTCCGAGTCCTTCTCTTCTTGACCGAGGTTCCACAGGTCAAAGAACCAGTTGCGTCCCTTGGGAGTTCCGATGAACATGGCTCGGCCCTTCCTGTCTGACAGAGAGGCCCGAATAACCTGCTCCCACGCCTCGGGCTTGATGTCAGCCACCTCGTCCAGCACCGCATACGTCAAGGACACTCCACGCAGGGTATCTGGCCTGTCAGCCCCACGGACGTATATCCGCGCACCGTTGATCATGGTGATGTCTAGGTTGTTAACGTGGCTTGACTGGATGACCTCACGGCCCAGGTCTAACAGTAAGTCCCAAATGATCTGACGCGACTGGCCCATCGTAGGCGAGACGTACAGCACCGCCGACCCTGCTGGACACCTCAGTGCCTCAATGATGAGAGTGGTGGCCGCCAGACGAGACTTCCCACACCGCCGACCAGCAGCAATCACCTTAAACCGATGGGAATCGGTATAAACAGTCTGTTGCCACGGCAGAAGAGAGAAATTAAGGTCAGACATCAGTTATATCCTCTTGGTCAATGATAGTCGGCTCAACACCCAACCCCGTGATGGAAATGGTCACAGCGCTACGCATATGCTTCTCACGCTCAAACAGGCTCATAGGCAGTAGCCTGTCTATGCACAGCTTAATCATCGCCCCTTGGTGCGGATGCTCATCATTCATCGCAATATCAATGGCCTTGCCAACAATCTGAGGGCCAAACCCATCAAGAAGCATACTTCTTAGTTCTTTGACCTTTTGATGCTCAGTCTTTTGTATTATTTCAGGAACGCTACCCTCTGCCAGCCTTGCAAGGTCAGTCTTAAACGTGCCCTTGGGACGGCCCCTAGCCTTCTTGGTCTGCGTCCACAGCTTCTGGGATGCCACATCCCCTGCCACAGCATTGTTGTAGATAGCCTTGGCAACCTGCCCATTGGCCTTGGCCTGGCCCACCTCAATCTCAGTCGCATAGTGCGTGTGTAGGACATCCTCATCTACCCCTATAAGGGCAGCAATCTCCCTAAAGGGCAGCCCCAACCCACTGGTGGACTCAACCAGCTTGCGATGCTCCAGCGTTGGCTCATACATACCAATCCCCCTTCACCATAAATATCCCTTTTGCCGCATTAGCCGAATCGTAACCGAAATATGCCATTCCACCTTTTTTTGAGGGTCGGAGGCTACAACAACTATCACCGCCTCCCGCCGACCCACCCCCCCCTATCCAAAAGCCAATCCCTAGGCGTTAACCCTTGGTTTATGCCTGTCCATGTTCTACGGTGTCCATTATGTTAACTAAACCCATGCTTATGCACAGGACGTCCACTGGACTTCTGTCGCTTTAAAGTGAATCACAAAAGAATGTGCACAACTCTTCGTTTGGCCTGTGGACAACTGGGATTCGATTGGGGGATTTTGGATTCTGGGAAAGAAAAAGAGAGAAAGGCTTGGATGGTGCTTCTCAGGGGTACTTGCCTGTCTTCTGTCCTTATAACCAAAACCCACATTCTTTACGATCTCTTATTCTTCCAGCCCTTTTGTCTTGTGTCTCCACCTGTGAATACTGGGAGGATGATGACTACCCTGTCTAGTGGCATACCTGGTCTTAGGCCTTGGTTGTAGAAGTGTCTGTATACGTCTAAGACTTCGTGGAAGCCTCTGCTTATGTCTCCCTCTCCTGCGGCTGTGAGGATGTGTTGTTCTGGGGTTCCTATCTTTCTGAGGAACTGTGTGGTGTGGGGGCTTGGTCTTCTTCCTAGGGTCATTTCATTCCTCTTGGGCTGTAAAGGCCTCGCCTGTATCTGCGTGTATAGCCGTCTTGCCTGTGAAGTCTTGCCAGCGCTTTACGATCACATCGCAGTACTTGGGGTCTAGCTCCATGATTCTGGCTATGCGTCCGTTCTTCTCTGCGGCTATCAGGGTGGTTCCTGAGCCTCCAAAGCTGTCGAGGACTTGGTCTCCGCCCTTTGTGTTGTTCAGTAACTGATACTCAAACAAGGCAACAGGCTTCATGGTTGGGTGCTCTCCATTGCGGCTTGGCCTGTCGAACTCTAAGATAGTGGTCTGCTGCCCAAAGGTGCCCTGCGCCTTCCTTCCACCCGTAAAGGCAGGGTTCATGCTTCCAGTGGTAATCCTGTCGGCCCATCACAATGCTGGACTTCTTCCAGATTAAACACTGACGCACAGCCCATCCAGCGTCTTTAGCTGCGCCTCGAAAGTTGTAGCCCTCGGAGTCTGCGTGCCAAATGTAAAAAACAGCACCTGGTTTCATGACCGTATCAGCCGCAGTGTAAGAATCGCGTAAGAATTGACGGAATTGGTCGTCTGGCATCTTATCGTTCATAATTTTGAGGCCGTTTTTGCGCCCTGGGTCTCCATGATTTCCACCCTGCACTGCCACGTTATATGGCGGGTCTGTCAGCCACATATCCACCAATTGACCGTCCGTCAGCTTGGCAAGATCATCCATACTGGTGCTGTCCCCACACAAAAGGCGGTGCTTACCCATCACCCAGATGTCTCCAAGCCTTGTGCGCGGTGTTTCGGGCAACGGTGGGGCATCGTCTGGGTCGGTCAATCCCTCAGTCACCTCAATCGGTGTCAAGGCATCTATCTCCTCTGGCGTAAAACCCGTCAAGTCAAGGTCAAAGCCAAGTTCTGCCAACTCGCCCATCTCTAAGGCCAGCATCTC